CGGCTGTAGTCGGTATAAGCAGCCACGGTCTTGGGGGTCAGGCTCACCTGATCGACAGACTGTTGGCTTTCGGTAGGAGCACCGGATTCTGCAACCCAATAAGCGGTAGCAGCGCCGTTTTGACGGGGAATTGCAACGTTGCCGGTCAGGCCGGTGAGCACAGTGGCGCCAGCTTGATCAAGTGCGGATGCATTGCGTAGCAGGTCGATGAAACTGCCGGAATCCAGCATGGTTTCAATCAACGCACCACCACCGGAGCTAACACCAGCGGTCAGGTCGCGACGCAGCACATCAGCGGGAATCGTGATGCCGCGGGATTGGCGACCCAGTTGAGCGGCAGCAGCTTCAGAAGCTTCAATCTCAAATGCAGCAGCTTCACGGGCTCCACGGTCGGTGGGATTAGCCAGGAAGTTGATCGCCCGCAGAAAAGAAAAGTTCTTGGCTTCCTTGGAGGTAAGGCCAATTTCAGGAACGCTGACGGGCTCTTGCTTAGAGCCAATCTTTTCCAGTACAGCAGCGCGAGCTTCATCAAGGCTGCGGCCACCTTCGATGAGTTGACGGCTAAGATCGGTCATTGAATGCTTATCGCACAGGGCGGAAATAGCGGAGATGCGGCTGCGCTCAGCTTTGGCGGCTTCTTCAGCCACCACCGCCGTATTGTCGGGGGTGTTGTCCATGATTTCAACAGTGGGTTGTGGTGGTGCGGCAGAAGCCGCAGGTTGAGCATCAAGCGAACGCCCGATGCCGACACTGGGGTCTGCAGGTATACTAACCATGCTCACTTCATGTACGCCCCATGAAGTGGCAATAAACTCGCCGGAGCCGCGTTGCTCCATGTCGTTGATCTGATAACCAAACGACACGTTACGCAATATTCCATCTTTTACATCAGTCAAAACCTCCTGAGCAAAAGGGTTTTGGCTGAATCGTACCGTTACATAACCACGCTTAAGTTGTTCGTCAATCCAGCCGCGCTCGACGACGCCGATCACTTTGGCGGGATCATGATTGAACAGCAGCGGTGCGCCATCGTTCAAGCGTTGTAGGTCAGCGGCACCACGTTCATGGCTTAGCACCTCAGTGCCAAAATAACGCTGCACCGGATACTCAGAACTAAACGGAAATTCAAAAGTGCGTTCGTCGTCGCTGATTTGAAAATCAACGGCTTGCGCCCTAGTCAATCTTTCCATGGATCGGCCAGTAGCCTCTTCAAATTCTATCGGCGAAAAATCATGGTCGCCTAGCCATTTGCGAGCTTCTGCAGCGCTGAATTTATCGGTTGCAAACCTGATCGCCTGGATTTCTGCAGGATCATTGCCTTTGATGCCGTAAATAAAATCAACGCCAGGGCCGCCTTCGTCATTGACGCGGCGCAATTCGTCATATTGCCCTGGATCATGCAATCGGGCGGCATGTTCGTTGGGATAGGGCCTTTCGGATTGGATCATGCAATTACCTCATCTTCAGAATCATATTCGGTGGGTGTTGGTGTTTCCACCAATGGCACCGGCTGTTGGGCGCCGGCATCATTTACCTGAGTTGGGTCTGTATCCAACACAATGCCAAGCTCGTCAAACTTGGCCAGCTCGGCCTGTCGTTGCAACAATAAATCCTCAAGATCGCCACCTTGCTCTGACACCACATCAGATAACGTCTTAAACCCACAGCGGACGGCGGTCTTATAGGCTTCAACTTCCTTCTGCGGATCTACCCAGCTCCAGCCGCGAGGCATCCATTGAATTTTGCGGAATCGCTCTGGATTAATTTCATACCCTTGAATTGGCAGCTCACCGCTCATTACTGCCATTTCTAACCATGCTTCATATATAGGTTGATGAAAATTTTCAATCATAAACTTCTGCAACACCCGCCAAGTGTCGCGTTCTTCCAGCAAGCTCAACCTGCTGCTGCTGTAATTGGTTTGTGTAAAATCTTTAGATACAGACTCAAAACTACAACCAACACCAGCCGCGACAGCGCGTAACATTGAGCGCATAAATGGTTCAAACTGACCATCTGGTGCATCAAGGCTTGGAACCGATACAGTCTCGCCGGGTTGCAAATATTTAAACACTCCGGGCTCAAAATTGCTTACTCGTTCGCCATTGTAAATCTCATCACCATGCAGCTCGCCGTCAGGGCTAGTAATAAACCCCATCAAGCTACTGCTGGCCCGCGCACGGATAACTTCAGCTTCCTCATAGCCAGCTAGATGGTGCAACCGTTGGATGGCGCTAGAAAACCAGCTCACGCCACGGGTTTGGCCAGGGCGCTCTGTAATAAACAAATGCAGCACATCTGCTGCTGGTACCCGAATGCGGCGCATATTCTGCCGATTAGCGCCAACAAACTGATCACCAGGGTGCGATTGGTAAAAGTGATAAGCAACAGGCCGTCCCCAGCGGTCAACCTCGACGCCCATCCGCACCATGTTGCCATTTACTGGCTGCGGCACTTCATCATCAATCAAATAATCGCTTTCAAGAATTTCAAGCGCAAATGGAGTCTTGCTGCCGCCAAATGGTTGGCGCACCAATCGTATAAATACTTCCCCTGATTCGCAAATGGATCTAATCGCTAGCCGCTCAATATCGCTAAAGCACAACATGCCAGCAGTGTGGCAGCTTTGCTTACGGCTCCATTCTTCCCACTTTTCGTGGATTTGTTCGTTTAATGCTTCATCTAATTTGCCGCCGCGTTGCATCTTAATTTGCGGCTGCATCTTGATGCCTTGACCGATCACATTATTTTGCACTGACCGCAATGCCTGCCGCGCAAAATCATTGTCACGAACCAGTTGCCGCGCACGATTGCGTAATGTTCTAAAACTAGATTTAATCTCAGAATCAACGCTAGTTGAGCTGGTAATCCAGTCAGCCGTCAGCCTTGTTACCGAAGCGCCTTGATACCCGCGTTGCCGTGGCTTAGGTGCCCCGCTCCGTAGCCAGCTATAAATTGCAGAACGAATGCCCATCAGAAGCGCACAAACAGGTTATGGGGGTTGCCCAGGCCGTTGGCCTGCAGCTGGGCGGCTTGCTCGCGCTTCACCTCAGCCTTTAGTTTACCCTCAAGCATCAATAAATCAGCCATTTCATATTTCTTCAAATTTCTGGTGCCAATTCGATATTCCTGCACCACGCCGCCGGATACGATCGTTCTAATCGCAGCCTGCACAGCCTCCAAATCCTTTTGCGCTTGCGTTCTACCGTCAAATGCGCCTGGTGTGCTGGTGTAATTAAGCGCTGGCAGCACCTCAAGCTGGCCGGCACCAAGCGTAATCTTTTCGCTGTTATACGTTGCAATTGCCTGCCAAAACCATTGCCCTGCATCAAAGCCAGCGCTGGTCGCGGCTGAAATCGTCATCTCCCAGCCGATGCCATAAGCGCTGCCCACCACCGTTGCGCCTTCGCTTGCTGTATTGGTGCGGAGGTAATAAGTCAGCGTCCACGTTGCGCTGGTAATTGCATTGCCAAATACATCAACACCCGAATCATCGCGCCATTTGACCGTATTGTCCGCTCGGATTTGGCTTGGAATGTTCACGGCATTACCAATTGTTGACGAATGCAGGGCCAGCAGCGGCGGCCTTCTTTGATCTTAGCGGAGCTGTTGGTTGTTCCAAGCGGCGTTCCAGCTGATCCCATATTGTGCGTCGATCATAGCGCTGGTACATCAAATTCAATGCCGCATACGCATAGACCAAGCAATCAAGCGCTTCATTCCGTGCCGATGGTTTTTTGACCCACTCACGAACCGGAAACCCCTTCACGAAACGTAATGCCTGCTTTTCAGCAGTCAGTTGCTCAAAATATTCACCCGTTGTATCCATGTGAAAATGCAAAAAACCAGGCCCCAACTCGTTGTGCTTAAGCCGACCAAATAATGTTGTCTTGATGGTGTCGCCACCAACCGGGTAAACCGTTGCACCACGTTTTAGCGATTTGCCAGAGCTATTAAGGTCCACCTTGCTAGCTTTCCCGATCGGTGGCTTGCCCCGCTGGCTGGAGCCTTTGATAGCCACCACGCCCTGGCGGCCACGTTCACGCGCATATTGATAGACCTCAGCAGTGGCATGGCCGCCGCTATCAATCGCAACCACATCAGGCCGCAGTTTTCCGCCAGCAGCATGAGGCCATTCGCGCAGCACCACTTCATCTAATTGCTTCCATACTTCTGGCCGGCATGGATCGCCATAAATTTCTTGGTGCTCCACCAACCAGCCTTCCTCATCACGGCCCCATGCCCAGACACTAAACGCCAACCGATCGCCAGCACTGCCGCCGCCGCCTTGAACGTCAACACCAACCGTCAATGCCAAAGCTCCCTCGGGTAACACCGCTGGCTCATAGTGCTCGCAGCGCTCAAGCAATCCAGCAGCATCAACTTTGCTGGCATAATCTTCTTCCCACGTTTCCGCAAGCCTTGTATTTACATAACTTTTAAGCATTGGCGCATCACCTTTGGCGCGTAAAAATTCATCAACCATATCCGACCAACTAAGCCAACCAAGTGGTGAATACAAACCCGACAATTGAAACCCAGCAGTCTTGCCATCGCTTGGTGCGGTAGCCCGCCACTCACCCTTGCGTAGCATCACCGGCTTATT